GAAAATGGCGTAGCAATTAAAATTGGCGATACTACTCAATCTTATAATAAAGATACTGGAGCTCTTATAGTAGAAGGTGGAGTTGGTATTGAAAAGAACCTTTATGTTGGAGGTTCAATTGGTATTGATAGTAGTGCTACAGTCAGTAAAATCAAAATCCAAGATAATGTAATATCTACTCTCCCAGGAACTACTATTCTTTACTTAGATCCATATACAGATGGGTTAAGTAATGAAGGAACTGTTGTTATTAAGGGGAATTTGCAAGTTGATGGAACAACAACATCAGTAAATTCCAGTACGGTAGATATAAATGATCCAATTATCATAATTGGAGATGTAACAAGTGAAAGAACTGTAATGACTAATGTTATTACAGGGGTAAGTACAATCCGTTTAGATTCTGTTATTGGTATTAATACAGGTGACCTTATTAGTGGCAGCACATCTTTATCTGGATCTGGTATCAATACGGTAACATCTTGTGATATTAATAATAAAATTATCAGTTTAACAAGTGCTGTTGTTGGTGGAATTTCAACAACAACTCAATTAACAATTACTCACGCTTATGACACCAATACAGATCGTGGTATTGGGTTTAATTATAATACAAGTAGTGGAATTGCAAATAATAAAACAGGATTTTTTGGTTATATTGATGGTATTAATGTAGGTAGCGCCGCTACACCAAGATCTTGGACTTATATTCCAGATGCAACTATAACCAATGGAGTTGTTACTGGAACGAGAGGATATTTAGACGTTAAAGGAATTTATTATCAATCTGGAGATTTCAATACTCATGGTGTTGTTTATTTTGATGTTGACGGTCTCCAAACTTCAACTAATAATCCCACATCTTCAACTATAACTTCTAAACAAGTTTTAGTTGCTATCACAAAGGTTACTTTATCTCTCCCAAGTTCAATAACAGTTAATACTGGTGACTTTATTAAACAAGATTCTTCAAATGCATATGGTGTAGTTGAAACTGGCGGAACTCTTTCTACAATAGACTTAATTGGTGTAGAAGGTACATTTAATACAAGCAATAATTTAAGAAGAGAAGGAAAAACTGGACAAATTCAAAATCTTTCTATAGTACCAAGTTCTACTAATGTCATATATACTAACAGACCTACGTGGACTGCAACTTTAGATGGGGGTAATTATTGAAAATGAATAATCAAGGTGAAGGGGTTGATATTAATTTTTTGATTAAATCATACCATAGAAAAATATCTGAATTGTCAAATCAGGTTATTCTTTTAGAAGCAACAGTTCAAACACTTCAAAATGAAATAGAAAAATTGAATACATCTTTAGATAAGGATTTTAAGGAAGAGTAAAATGGCTAAACCATCTACTAGACAAGAACTTATAGATTATTGTAAAAGAAAACTAGGAGCTCCCGTTTTAGAAATCAACGTTGATGACGATCAAATCGATGATTTAGTAGATGATGCTATTCAGTATTTCCAAGAAAGGCACTTTGATGGTGTCGAAAGAATGTATTTGAAATATCAAATTAGTCAAGAAGATATTGATAGAGCAAGAGGAAGAACAGCAACTGGAGTTGGAATTGTAACTACTTCTGCAACATCAACTAATATTAGTGGATATGGAACAACGACTTCAAATTTTTATGAATCATCTAATTTTATTCAAGTTCCAGAATCTGTAATTGGAATTGAAAAAATATTTAAATTTGACACAAGTTCCATTTCTGGTGGTTTGTTCAGTATTAAATACCAATTATTTTTAAATGATTTGTATTACTTTAACTCTGTTGAACTTTTACAATATTCTATGGTAAAAAGTTACTTAGAAGATATCGACTTTTTACTGACGACTGATAAGCAAATTAGATTTAATAAGAGACAAGATCGTTTGTACTTAGATATCGATTGGGCTGCTCAAAGACCAGGAACGTTTATGGTCATCGACTGTTATAGAGCTTTAGACCCAAATTCATTTAATAGAATTTATAATGATAGTTTCTTAAAGCAATACTTGACTTCTTTAATTAAAAGACAATGGGGTCAAAATCTTATTAAGTTTAGAGGAGTTAAATTACCCGGTGGTATTGAATTGAATGGAAGGGAAATATATGAAGATGCTGTAAGAGAACTGGACGCATTAAAGCAGAGAATGGCATCAGAGCACGAACTACCACCTTACGACTTTATTGGATAATGGCTCTTAATCCCTTTTTTCTTCAAGGTTCTTCTTCAGAACAAAGACTCGTCCAATCTTTGGTTAACGAGCAATTGAGAATGTATGGTATTGATGTAATTTATATTCCAAGAAAATTTGTTAATAAAAAAACAATTATTCAGGAAGTCCAAACATCAAAATTTGATGACAATTATGCTATAGAAGCATATGTGAATACTTATGACGGATATGGTGGAGCAGGAGATATTCTTACAAAATTTGGTATGAGTTTAAGAGATGAACTATTAATTACAATATCGAAAGAAAGATTTGAAGACTTTATAGCACCCTTTTTAACAGGTAGTGATCCTGATGAAATTGAATTGTCTTCTAGACCAAGAGAAGGTGACCTAATTTATTTTCCATTAGGTCAAAGAATATTTGAAGTGAAATTTGTAGAACATGAGCAACCTTTCTATCAATTAGGAAAACTTTATGTTTATGAATTAAAATGTGAATTATTTGAATATGAAGATGAAGTTCTTGATACTGGAATTCAAGAAGTAGATAGAGATCTCGAAGAGATTGGATTTATTACTACTCTTAAAATGGTTGGATATGGATACACTGCTACAGCAAATGCTATTGTACGTAAGGGATATGTAAAACAGGTATTTTTAAATAACGATGGATATGATTATACTACAGCACCTGTAGTAGCAATTGGAACTGCTCCATCTGGAATTGGGCATACTGATGCCAAAGCAATTGCTACAACTACCTTAAAAGGTGGAGTTTCATCTGTTCAAAGAATTTTATTTTCAAATGCGGGTGCTGGATATACTAATGCATCAATACCATCAATTAGTTTTATAAGCAATGTTGTTGGTAGCGGTGCTACATCAGTGACAATTGGTGCTGGAGCAGCAGCTACATGCTCAATTGAAGACCAATATTATGGTGTTGTGAGCATTGTTATAAGCGATGGTGGAATAGGTTATTCTACAAATCCAACTATAACTATTTCTGGACCAACTGGTTCTGGTTCTACAGCAAGTGCAGAAACCAGAATCAACTCTTCTGGATCCGTTTCTTCCGTATTGATAATCGATCCAGGTTCGGGATATGATCTTAATAATCCTCCAATTATCACTATTGGAAATCCAGAAACTTTAACTGGAATTGGAACTTATCAATTTAACGAAATTATTGTTGGACAAAGATCTGGACTCAAAGCAAGGGTTAAGTCTTGGGATTCTGATGAAGGAACCCTCAAAGTTTCTTTTGTTGGCGCTTCTTCAACTCAACCATATTTCTATCCGGGAGAAACTGTTATTGGAGAGGAATCTGGAGCAACTTATTCTGTTAATTCTTATAATCAAGATGACATCTACGATAAATATAGTCAAAATGATGAAATTGAAGAAGAAGCAGATCTTATTCTAGATTTTTCAGAATCTAATCCATTTGGTACTTATTAATGTTAGGGACTTATTACTATCACGAAATTATTAGAAAAACCATTATTGGTTTTGGAACTCTATTTAATCAGATAAACATAAAGCACCAAGATGCAGATAACAGCACTGTTATCAGTGATATGAGAGTCCCTCTTGCATATGGTCCAGTTCAAAAATTTCTTGCAAGAATTAGACAACAACCAGATTTAAATAAACCTGTTCAAATAACATTGCCAAGAATGTCATTTGAAATGGTTTCGATTCAATATGATGCTACAAGAAAGGCAAGTTTAACACAAACTTTTAAAGCATCTTCTGGAACTAATTTGAAAAAAGTTTTTATGCCAGTTCCATATAATATTGGATTTGATTTAAACATTATGGTAAAGTTGAACGATGATGGATTACAGATTATTGAGCAAATTTTACCATATTTTCAACCAGCTTTTAATATTACAATTAATCTTATAGAATCAATAGGTGAAAAAAGAGATATTCCTATTGTATTGGAAAGTATTAATTTTCAAGATGATTATGAGGGAGATTTTTCTACAAGAAGAGTTTTAATTTATACTTTAAGATTTACTGCAAAGACATATCTGTTTGGACCTATTGCAGATAGTTCCGAAGGTCTCATCAAAAAAGTTCAAGTCGATACTTATACTGGAGATACTGTTAATTCTTCTAGACGTGAAATGAGATATATTGTAACTCCTAGGGCTAAGAAAGACTATAATAATGACAATACTTCAGTTTTAACAGATGCTATTTCTACAAGTGACGTATTGATACCAGTTGTCAGTAGTGCTGATTTCAGTATTGGAGATAGAATTATTATTGGCAATGAAATAATGTATGTAAAGGATAAACCAAATACAACTCAACTTTATGT